TATACCGATTGTCCACCCGTCGCCGCCTATAATGTTGGTGCTGCACTGCCGTATGTTGACTGGACGCCGAGAACATTAAAAGAGATTATTGCTGCCCACGAAAACAACTAAAATAAAAAATAAAAAATTTTTAAAAAATTTCAAAAAACCTATTGACAAGTAAATATTATTGTGATATAATATATACAGTCAAGAGGAAGTATAAAGATATATTCCAATTTACATAACAAATAAGGTTATAAAATATAAAAATAATATATATTGAGAGGATTAATAAAATGATTAATACAACTCGTTTAAGATGTTTTATCGGTTGGTTGGCTTTTTCGTTGCCGTGGATTGTCGCATTAATTTTATGGAGAATTCCATCTTCTATATCATCAACATATTACACACACGCAGGAGCAGTGTTTATGATAGTTCTTGGTGCCGCTTCCGTTATGTTGATGTTCTATGATGGATACGACAAGATTGATGATATTCTGAATACGATAGCAGGAATTTTCGGTTTGTTGATTTGCTTGTTTCCGTGTTGGACTAATACAGAAAAAGTTGGTACATTTCAAGTTCCTGTTGATATAAGTTCAGCAATACACAATATATCTGCAATATGCTTTTTCGTTATACTTGCTTATGTATCCTTGTTTCAGTTTACGAAGAGTGGCGGGAATATGACGGAAAAGAAAAAGGTAAGAAATGTGATTTACCGAATTTGCGGAGTGGGTATGATTGGCGCTTTTGCTATTCTCTTATTACCTTCGTTCCATATTCAGATTTGGCTTGTTGAAATGATTGCCTTGTCTTTCTTTGGTATATCGTGGTTGACAAAGGCAAATGCTTATCCTTGGTTATTTGCTGAAAAATGCGATAACAGATAAATATATAGTGTTAAATACTTGGATGTAAAGTGAAATTCAACCTTGTTCTTGCTATAAAGAACAAACCGTTACAGGCGGTTCTATATTGGGTGTTCGCCAAGCGGTAAGGCACAGGACTTTGACTCCTGCACTTCACTGGTTCGAATCCAGTACACCCAGCCAAATCGAGATGTAGGGTAACGGCTACCCACTTGCTTTGGGAGCAAGGTTAAGCAGGTTCGACTCCTGTTATCTCGACCAGTCCGAAAGGACATCAGTTGGCTATTAATGGGGATGTTCCCCATAACCTTCTCTTGGGTTGCCTAAGCAAGAAATTTATACTCTTCCGACCCAGCGTGGAAAGAGTCGAGGTTTCGTCAATAATGGCGTTTCCGTTATACATCAGTAGCCAAGCATTAATAGGCACTAAGACAATAAGAGCTTCGCTTAATGGAACACTCGGAGGGTCAACTCTCGCTGTAGCGCAAGGCACTACAAAACCAAGGCTGTGAAATCCATTGAAGCTGCGTGAGATTGAAACTGCTCACCTGATGTAATTTAAAGCCAACAACAAAGATTGCCGCTGACCGATATGCGGCATATAAAAGGTCGAGATGTCAATGTGTGAGGCTGCGGAGCATCAAAAAATACCGTATCGCTACTTATCAATGGCGGTTGTTGGAGTAATTAACATTACAATAGAGCTATATATTTGCGGATATATAAGAGATGAAAAGCCCTCTATGCAAGGAGGAAATGCCTTGCAACCAATATGCGCCTATAGCTCAGTTCGGTACGAGCAATAGACTTTTAATCTATGGGTCGTGGGTTCAAATCCCACTAGGCGCACCAATTATATATTAATGGAAGCGAGGTTTGTTAATTTGGAAGAAATTTGGAAAGACATTGATGGCTGGGAAGGATATCGAGTTAGTAACCAAGGAAGATTTATGTCTTTTAAACAAAATCCAGAAGGCAAGTTATTAACGCCGCATTTAAATAAATATGGATATCTTACGGTACACCTAAGAGATAAAAATAAAAACATGGTCTTGCAATGCCATCGACTTGTGTTATTGGCTTTTGAACCGATTTGTAATTCTGACACAATGGAAGTCAACCATAAAAATGAAAACAAGCAAGACAATCGTTTATCCAATTTAGAATGGGCAACACGATTGGAAAATGTACGATATGGAACTGGAATTGCAAGAAAAGCCAAGGCGCAATACAAGAAGATTTTGTGCATTGAATTAAACACAATATTTGATAGCGTAAAAGAAGCAAGTGAAAAAATGCATGTTAATTATGGAAACTTAACAAGTTGTTGCAATGGTCATCTTCAAACTGTTGGTGGATATCATTGGAAATATGTGTGATTTTCACCAACATGCTCGGTTGGTCAAGTGGTTAAGACACCGCCCTTTCACGGCGGTAACACGGGTTCGACTCCCGTACCGAGTACCATATGCTACTGTGGCGGAACAGGCAAACGCACAGGACTTAAAATCCTGCGGTATAACACCATACGGGTTCGATTCCCGTCAGTAGCACCAATATGTCGGTATGTTGGAATAGGCAGACGAGGTAGACTCAAAATCTATTGCCGAAAGGCGTGTGGGTTCAAGTCCCACTACCGACACCAATAATTTTAAAATTTTAAATGGAGCATAATATGATAAATTACTCTATACCAGAACTTGTCAATGAACAAGGATTTCTTACTTGCCCTGTTTGCGGCAAAGAATTTAAACCCAATGATGACACAAAGTATATTGCCACTGGAGGATATACTTGTAGTTGGAAATGCTTTTTAAATGCAGTAAGAAAATCAAACAAAGAAGCAAACGAAAAGTATGCAAGAAATAAACGGTCATAAGGGAGGGTTGCTATGTTCGCTTTTTCTGATTTTTATAATGTTGTTTTTGAAGTTTATTCGAAGGATAAGTTGATTAAAAAACAAACGGCACAAGCGCCAAAAGAAATATTGATGATAAATTTCATGCAAATGGCTGAACAAATTAAAAACGACAAAAGACCAATGAAAATAAAGATGGTTGTCCCAGATGTTATTTGGGACAATTTTGAAAATAAAGAAAGATTATTAAATAACGAAGTGACGGCAAGTAACATCGCAATGATTGATTGGGAAGAGAATGCAAATAAACAGGAGGTATAAAATATAAAATGAAAATATTAAAAGATAATTATGCAAAATCTACAAACGAAACAGAGGTTAAATTCGAGCCTTATCCTCGTAAGCTAACCTGTGAAAACTGTGGTTCTGAATTGGAATATGAAGAGAGCGATTTAAGAATAGGCGCTTTAGGTTGCGTTTATTTAGATTGTCCATTATGTGGCAATGACAATATGCTCGAAGAAAACGAGAAGGCAATCACATTAACAAGAGATAATATTGAATTTCCTACGCATTTCTTTCATACATCTGCAAAGGTTAAAGCTGTTGATGTTTGCAATAATGAACGAATTAAGCAAGAAATTCATCGAGGTATAGATTATTTGCGAAAGCACAAAGATGAGTTTGCGTGGTTGATGCAAACAGGCAACTTGTATGTAGCAATATACAGATATGACGGTACAGACAAAGAATATGAAGTGATAATAAGCAATGATTATTATGATACATATATTCCTTTTGAATCTCAAGACTATTAATTTGTTTTAAGAGGTATGATTTTATGAGAAAAATTGAGAATGAATGTGTTGGCTGTAAGGATGTTGGTCTTCATTGTTTAGGTTTTGGTTGCCCTCATAGAAATGTAACTCACTTTTATTGTGATAGATGCGGAGAGGAAGCTACATTATATAATTATTACGGTGAAGAAATATGCGATGAGTGTCTTTTGAAAGAATTTGATGTTGTAGAAGGCAGTGAAAAATGGTAAAAATTAATAAGCGTTGGAATGAAACAAAGTTGTTGAAAGTTATTAAAAAAGAAATACGAAAAAGAAATAATCTTCGTATTAAATTTGATAAACAAAAATTAGTTGTATCAGCGCTACTCGAAGAATATCGCAAACGGTATTTATATTAATAGAAAGAGTAAAAGATAATAATGGTTGGATATATTTTTTTAGCTATCATCAAAATTTTAGATAATATTGTACTTACTTTTAAAAGCATATCTACCTATAAAGAACAAAAAATTATATCATCTATATTAGTTGTTATTTCGCAACTGATATTTTATTTGGTAATCGACCAAGTAATCGAGGACAATACATTGTTAGCGATAATAATAGTATCACTCTCTTCGGGTGTTGGTAATTATGTGGCATTTGTAATCAGTTCTCGTTTTAAGAAGGCTGCAAAATGGACATTTGTTATTACATCTCATAATCTGAATGACATTCAAAACTTATGTAATTATCTTGCAGAACATAAAATTAAATATATAGCAAATGATGGTTATACAAGAAAAGGCGAACATACAATTAATGTTATGGCGTTTAGTAAGAGTAAAGACGAAAGCAGATTAATTGAAGACTTTTTGAAAAGTACAGGGTCAAAATTTTTAAAGGAGATAATTTAATATATGGATTTATCGAAAATGACAGTAGAAATTAAGTGGCACGAAGATATGTGGCAAGAAATCAAAGATGATGCAATGTTTACAATCGGCAAAAACACAGGTAAATATCCGAACTCAAAATGGAAAAGTGATATTTTATTATCTGAACATTCACCTATTAGAACTGGTAGACTAATTATTAATTGCTATAATGTGCCGTCATTTGTTATTGGACATCTCGTAAGACACAATGTTGGTTTTACCCCCTTTGTATCCTCACTAAGATATGACAGAGCTACATATGATGAAGTACCTAACAGAAATACGCCTAATAGCGTTAGATTTGATGGTAATTTTCAAAGTTTTATAAACATTACAAGAAAAAGAGAGTGCACTTCTGCATCAAAAGAAACAAGGCAATTTTGGAATAAAGTACTACTTGCAGTTAAAGAGTTTGAACCCGAATTGCATAGTAGATGTGTTAGAGAGTGCATTTATCGTGGCGGCTGTCCTGAATATCCCAAGAGTTGTGGATGGTGGGAAGGTTTCTGTAAAAAACATAGCGACTGTAATCTTTTAAACATCCACGAAAGATATGATATTTACAATAAAGATAGGGAGCAAGAGTGATAATGGCACAAGATAATATTACTATTACTTATGATGATGTTCAAAAACCACAGCATTATGCAGATAGCAAAATTGAAGTCATTGATTATATTGAAGATAAAAACTTGGGATTTTGTCTTGGCAATGTAGTGAAATATGTATCAAGGGCTGGCAAGAAACATTCTGCCGACAAGACTGATAAAGAAAAGATGGTGCAGGATTTAAAGAAGGCTCGATGGTATTTAGACCGAAGGATTAAAGAAATTGAAGAAGAGTTATGTGATTAACAACTAATAATGTTATAAAAATAACATTTACAATAATAAACAAAAGTGGCATCTTAGTCAATAATAAAAAACATTATCAAAATTCAAGCGATTGGATTATGCGGTCATATGACCGTATGAGTCAATCATATGACCGCATAAAAATGAGATTTTAAGAGGTAAATATGAGTAAGTATAGAATTAAAAGTTCAAAAGAATTTTCGAAGTTTAGCAAAGAAATAGAAGTATTCAAATACAATGGCAATTTTAATGAAGAAAATGTGCCTGATTGGTTTGTTGAAGCAATTAAAAATGGAACAGTAGTCCACTTTGATAAGGTTGATAACAAAGATAAGCTATTTATTTTTCCTCACGGTGCCATTGTAGAAGACGGATATTATATCGCCAAAAAGATTAACAGCGGCATTGGAGTTTTAACTAAAGAAATGCTTAATGAATATTACGACAAGGTTGATTAATCCTTATTAGGAATCATTCCTAATTTTAAAGCATAAACATTTAATCACTGGATATACTTAATATTAGATATTAACATCAATGCTGCTCGTACATCCAGTATCGTAAAAAAAGAAGTCCTTATAGAAACAATCTATAAGGACTTCTTTGCGTATATACATAGTGTTGTGAGTGCTTAAAAGATTATAACATCGCAATGATACTTTATCAATACTTTTAAATGCGACCTTGACGAGACATTTGCATCATCATTTCAAGATAATCTCCAGCTCTGCCATTTTCTCCAGACACTTCAATCTTAATTCCTTTCTTCTCATTCAATTCTTTTTTAATCTTTTCATATTCTATTCTGTCTCTAGTTAAAACAGATGCAGATGCGACTAATAATACATCACAATCTTTTACTTCCTCAAGGTTGGTTGTTTCGCCCAATACTTCATATTCATAATCAGTAGCATGAAACATGCAAAGTAGTCTTTGTGCTGCTTTTCGGTCATTCTCTTTTAAATAAATCATAGCTCTTGTGTTGTTTTTCATGATGTAATCACTCCTAATTAGAATTAGTCTAATGTTTTGATGAATTCATAATACTCGGCAACGCTCAATTTACGATATAAATCTTGATACTCGACAAATTTATCAATGTTATATCCTTTTTGTAAAACCTCATTTCTTATCTTATCCATTTCTTCTGCAAACTCTTCATTGTTTACCCTAGCTCTTGCATACAAATCAAAAACCATTACATAATTCTTTGCAAGATTAAATAAGTCTCTATTATTACCCATATGAATCACTCCTTAAGCCTATTATATCAGCATTTAAAGCTGTTTTCTCTCATTTAAAAATTTTGTTTAAATAGTATGCTCCAACTGGAGCAGGAATGTTAAGCAAAGTATAGGTAAGTTTTAAACCCATTTGAAAATGGGTTTATATAAACTTAATTTTAAATTCTTTGTTCAACACATCAACTTTTATTTCATCAATTACCGAACGCCACAATGCTCTTTTTTCAACAGAAGTTAGAGTATCATAAATATCTTTCCAGCCACTATTCAAAAAATCATATAAAGGAGTCAAATCATGTTTTTCTGGAAGTTCTTCTTGAGCCTTTTGCAACTTCTTTTGCAATCGTTCAAACTCATAATCATACTCTGCCTCTTCCATTCTGCCTTTACGCCAAGAAATATTTAACCGTTGTATTTCTTCTTTTATGCTTTTAGTGTCAATCTGTGGTTTCTTTTCTTTCTTAATATCCAATTCATATTCGCAAATGTAATCTTCAATTTCTTCTTCAATTGATTGTATTAACTTTTGCTCTAATTTAATTTCACTAAATGTCCCTCTGGATGTACATTTGTTAGCCATAGCAGACCTGTTACATCTATAAAACAAATATGTCTTTTCGCTACCATCTGCCAAAGGGAAGCGACTAGAATGAGCAGACAGTTTACAACCACAAATACTACAAACCAATAATCCACTAAAAATATAATCTTGATTCTTTTTATTTTTACGAGCTTTAACATTTTTCTTCAACATTTTTTGAATTCTATCATAGCGTTCTTTTGTAATATAACTACCACCCCAAATATAATCATCTACACCACGATAATGTCCGTAATAATACGAATTGGTTAATATATTGCTTATCAACTTATATTCCACTTTAATGTCGTATTTATCTTGTACAAAATATAGTGCCGCTCTTTTGGAGTTAAACAATTCAAAGTTATCAAAAATATCATCAACAATATGAGATACGGTTTTATCCTTAACAACCCTTTTAATACCATCTATCTCTTTTACCTTAAAACCATATGGTTGAGAACCAGATATAGCTTCTCTATTTTGAATTTTATGTGCAAACACATAGTTGATACGCTCACTTGTTTTGTCAGCTTCGTCTTGCGCTAACATAAGATAAATATGAAGCTTCCAACGACCATCACGAGTGGTTGTATCAAAATCTTCTTCGCTACATTCCCAACCAATACCTTTGTCGTCTAAAACAGATTGCGCCTTGTAATACTCGCTGATATTTCTAAACCATCTGTCTAAACACTTGAAAATAATCATTTCAAATTTGCCCTTTTTAGCATCTTCAATTAGTCTCAAATATTCTTTCCGTTTACTTGTTTTCTTACGAGCAGACTTACCATCATCAATATACCAATCTACAATTCTATAACCGTGTTCGTCTGCATATTTCTGTAAACCTTCTTTCTGTGCTTCAATAGAGAAACCGTGTTTTGCTTGCTCATCTGTTGACACCCTAATGTAAGCTGCTGTTCTGATTACTTTACTTGTGTCAAAGGCTCTTTTGATTTTTCTTTCTTTGTCAAATGTGGTCATACGCATCATCCCTTACCAATTTTTTCTCATAGTAACATATAAGGTTATACAATATAATAAATATAGTATAACAAACAAATAGAGGTGTTGCTATGAATATTGAAAAATTTTTTGAAACATTAGGTATTTTAGTTGCAGAAAAGAACAATGCAAAACTCAAATCATTTAAGATTAAAAGAAAAAACAATGTTCTTTCTAACAAATAAAATATTTATGTTTCTAAATATATTATACATTATCTTAAACTACATATCAAATAAGGTAAACCATATGATATAATGTATAACAAACGATAGGGAAGAGGTTTGAGGGAGGGGAAGGGAGGTCTTTAGTATTATTAGTTATAAGCCATTATTCAAATTATTATTGGATAGAGACATGACCAAAACTCAATTACGAGAAGCAGTTGGTTTCAGTTCTGCTACTCTTGCTAAAATGACTAAGGGAGAGTATGTTTCTTTAGAAACAATAGATAATATATGTCAACATCTCGAATGTAGAGTGGAGGAAGTGATAGAGGTTCTACCGATTTATAACGATAAATAAAAATCGTAAAAAAAAGGACACCAAAAAGTGTCCTTAATTTATATATTTATAATTTTAACAATCTGTCGCCCCAACAAATACATCTAATGTCTTTAAATATGCATAAGCATCTTCAACCGTCATTGTTGGATTATATGCGACTTCGTATGTTACTGATTTTCGATAAGGCTGATATTCTGCGTTCTGTTCAAACTGCCTTGCTTCTTCATCCGTATAAGATAAAACAGCAATAGAGTTCTGCTTGTTCACTGTCTGCTGAACAAATAAAATGCGATGATAATTAGTTCTAACTCCATCTTCCTGTCTAATTTCCTTATAAAGTGCCATATCTATATCTCCTTTATTCTATAAATTTATTTTTTTATATTTTTCTTACGAGAATGTTATAGTGCCACTCCAATAAACGCCAGTTGCGTCATTGTTTGTCGCATTTGTAGTTGTAGAAAATTTCGCCGTTACAACAACCCCAACATCTTTGATTAAAATTGTAGTATAGCTATTAGGGCTTACTGGTGTAGATGCAGTTGAGCCGTGTGTATATTTGCTACCCTGTCGTAAAGTAAGTCCACTCACACTACTTGCGGTAACTGTAGGATTTCCTATGATTTGAGAAGCAAAAGGAACTAAAAAGGTTACATCTTGACTTGAATTAGTAACATAACCTGAACCTCTAAAGTTAAGACTTACGCTATCGCCAGCACGATAATAGGGGCGATAACTTGTATTTCCAGCCGATGCAATACAATGAAGCACATCTTCGCCGTAAATATGTGCATTACCATTTCTATTGGCGTAACCGTGATAACCAACTATAGTATTGCCAGACGAACTCATGCTAATCAAGCTCTGAGCCTCTCCAGTTGTAGGATGAATACCAGCTATATCTTTGCCAGTGTCTATAATAATTTTATCGGAAACCTCTAATACGCCATCAATTGTTGTATCTTTAAGTTGTGCCATATTAAACCACCTTTCTTATCTTTCAATTATTTCTCCAAAATGAAAACTTGAATTACCTAAAATTAAGCTATCATCTTCTATGAATTCAGAAGCATATACCGTACCTGTATTTTCAAAACCAACCACTTCATCGGTTTCTACAAATTCAACAGCTTCACAACTCTTAGTAGCTTTATAAATTAAGATTTTCTTTTCCTTCCAAATAGCATATAAAGTTACAGAACCACCGTTTTTAGTAGCGTCATATGCGTCGCCAATATAATAGTTTGTACCACCTGAGCCCGTTGCGCTTGTAGACCAGCATTTAAAAACACAATTTGCTTTTGAAATATTGGCTTCTGGAATCATTACATCAACATCAGTTGTTTTAGTAAAACTTGATGGAACAGTGCCAGTTCCACCATTTATATTAAAGTTAACTGTATGTGTCCAAGGTGTCCAAATTGCATATAATACAATATCGGCATTAGCCGTGTAATTTGCTCCTGCTGCATAGCTAACCGTTGTAGTATCTTCCGAAAGACCCCAACCTGCAAAAGTATATCCATTCTTAGTGGGAATTGTAGTTCTTAATTTAAGTGTTACATTTTTCTGTTTAATCTGCGAATTAACTACAGTACCACCATTGGTATTGTAAGTTACATCATATTCAGTAATTGTTGTTGCCGTACTCCATACCGCATATAAAGTTACAGATGCATTAGCCGTATATTTAGCTCCAGCAGTATACGAAACAGTTGTCGCAGTAGAGCTTGTTGCCCAACCTTTAAATGTATATGTTGTCGTTACGCCATCTTCAATCATAGAAGCCCTTGTCGGTTTTGTAGAAGAAAGCGTTAATGTAACACCATGAGTTTTTGTCTGATTAGACGGAGCACCCGTGCCACCATTAGCATTATACTTAACGGTATATGTAACTGCTTGCCATACAGCGTAAAGCGTAACATTAGCATTTGCTGTATAACTTGCACCTGATGCATAAGCTACACTCCCACTTGCAGAGGTCGCCCACCCTTTAAACGTATATCCTGTACGAGTTGGTTTTGTTTTGGATAGCGTCAAGGTCTTTCCATAATATTTCGACTGAGAAGCAGGTGCTCCACTGCCGCCATTAGCATTATAAGATACTGTGTACTTTGTCAAAGCAGGAATAGTATAACTTGTATTAACGGTCATTGTGCCGCCAACTCTATCAATGTTCGTGAGTTTAGCAGCTACATATCGTTTAGAAGAACTTGTTCCTCTCGTAAATGTATAATCGTATTCTTTTAATTTAACTTGGTTCGAAGTAGACCATCCACTACCAGAAGCAACGGTTGTATTAATATTTACTGCCCCTACAGATGTAGTTGCACTTGTTGCATTGTCATTATAATAAAGTGTGTTATTAGAGTCGTCTACCGAATATTTACTCCAAAACCACACTTCGGTATGTCTTGTCGTTTGAGTATTTGTATTAGTCAGTTTAACATATATACCAATACGCCCATAACCGCCAACAATACCACCCCAAACAATTCCGCTTGGTGCTGCCATAAATCAATCACCTCCAAGCATTATTAAGCAAATGTAATTTTGAGAACACCATCTGTTGAATCATATTCAAGTGTTGCACCACCTATTTTTAAAGAACCAACATTGACAATACCAGAAAAATTACCACCACCAGTCATTGTCATAGTGCCAACACCAGTAGGGTCAGATTTAGTCATATATGTGTCTTGATTATGTGTGTGTACAGCCGCTAACGATTCGACTGTAACAATTTTGTCTTTTACTGCCGCCATAATTCATTTCCCCTTTCTATTAAATACCAAGATATGTTTCTACTTCAGAAACAGTGGCTACTCCACTGCCAGAGAATGTTGTTCCATTAAATGTAGTTGCCGTAACCATTTTGTCACCTCGTTTAAATGTTACATCGTTAACAGATATAGTTCCGTCACCACTTTCAATAATGCGAGAGGAATAATCGGTATTGGTACTTGCATTGCCATTCGCATCATAATAATGAAAATCAATAAAACCACCATAACCTTTGAGTGAACCGCTCTGATTTAACTCAATACTGGTCGGAGTCTTGTCCATTTTATTATTCAACTGAGTCTGTACATTAGATGTAACACCATCTACATAGTTAAGTTCAGTAGCAGTCGCGGTAATTCCTAAATTAGTCAAAGCTGCTGTTGCCGTTGTTGCACCAGTACCACCCTTAGAAATCGGAACGGTAGGTAATCTATCCGAAGACAGAGTTCCAGATGTAATATTTGTAGCAGCATGATTATGTGAACTTGCAGCTTTGCTATTTAACTGTGTCTGAATATTAGAAGTTACTCCATCAACATAATTGAGCTCGGTAACTGTCGCAGTAATACCATCTAATGCATTTAACTCGGCAGCCGTAGCCGTGACACCCAATTGTGCAAGTGTAACGCCGTGAGGGTTCGATTTATTAGATGTATGAGAATCTAAACTTGTCTGTGCCGCACGAGAAGTATCGGTAGGATGCTTATGGTCGGAACGAGCAACAGTAGAAGCGGTACCAACACTTGCAGTACCATCCATAACAGGAGTAGTTGTCGAATAAGATACATGAGTACCGTGGCTCGTGTTGGCTTTACCATCTAATGTAGTCTGAAGGTTTGTAATATTAGCAATAGTATGAGTGTGGCTTGAATTAGCCTTGCCAGAAAGCAGAGTATCAACTTCTGTCTCAGTATAATAAGTATCATTGTGGTCGTGACCACTTACCGCCTTGCTGTCTAAGGCACTTTGTAAACCATCGACATTAGAGATAGTGTGATTGTGGGAAATATTCGCTTTCGTAGAGACAGCGTTATTTGTATATTTTTTAATTTCATCAACAAGAGTTGTCAGGCTTTCATTTGTAAAAATTTTAGTTTCCATATGAAACCTCCTTTATAGTTTTATGACCTTTTACATTGTACAAATTGCCATAATTATAAAAAACGCCATTCGCACATTTGTTTTCTGCATTTATCATCCTTGAATTATCAATATCATAATTTACCCAAGTATGATTAGTTGTTGTAAAATAAATTTTTGCTTCATCTAACATTCGAAGTAAAGTTTCGTCATTTGGAAGTTTGTCGGTTTTTGAGATTATTCTTATTTGCTTATAACCTTCTCTTTTAATAACGCAATTACGAATAATCTCTTTTTGATTGAATTCTTCTCGTGTTAATCGTCCGTATTTGACATTCAAATCGTGCCCAGAACCATCAAATTCTATAATAATGCGTTCATTTGGTAAACAAATATCTGCATCATAATATTTAATAGGGTAGTTTAATTCGCCACCATATAAATTATACAAATATAATTGTTGCTTTGATGTTTTTTGAGTGCCGTTTTGATAGTATGACTTAGAAATATTTTCTCTGATTTCTGGCGATTTAAACGGATTATCTACTCCATATCGTTCATTGAAAATATTTGCTATTTTATCTTTAATTTTTTGAAGTTCCATTGGATTGTCAACGCCGTATCGTTCACGAAATGTTTTTAATTGTTTTTCCTTGGATTTCTTAGACATTCCAGCGTTTTCAACGCCGTATTTTTCTAAACATGTTTGTTTGATTTTTTCTTGAATCTCTTTAGACTGAGAAGCATATTCAACCCCATATCTTTCTAAACATGTTTGTTTCATCTTTTCTTGGAATTCTTTTAGTTTTAATGGTTTATCAACCCCATAAAAATTTATACAAGTTTGCCTTGACTTCTCTTTAAAAACATTGTTTTGAAGAGGATTTCGAACTCCATATCTTTTTAAGTTCGTTTGAGCAATTTTGATGGCACTACATTCTTTACAGGAATAGCATCCAGTCTTTTCGATTGTAGTTGTATAATCCGCATATCTAACCATCATTTTATTTTTATTACATATATCGCACAACACTTCTATTTTTACATCGCTTCGTTTAGACAAATCTTCAACTTTTACAATTAAAGGATGACGATATTTTGCATCATATCCTAAACTTTTATAATGTGAAATTGATTTTCCAATAGGTATAACCTCAACTTCTTTTGTTAAAATTGGCATATTGTTCTCCTTTGTCCGCTATAATTTCTTTGTATTTCAACATAGACTTTGTTAATTCAGGCGTATCCTCAAATAAATAAACATCTTTATTTTTTATTTTTAAATTATGATGAATTCTTTTAATTGGAATACCGTTCATCATAAGATATCCTGCAAGTTTAAGTGAAAATATTTGTTTGTACATTTTATTATTTTTCATTTATTTATCCTTAAGAAGATTCTTAATTTAAATTATTCTTGTTTTAATTTGCAAAAAGAGTGCGAATTTCTGTCGATGTAATTTCTGCAATTCCATCTAATTTAGTCTTATCTGTGTCGCTCATAAGACCAGAAGAAGTCTGTGTTGCATTAGAGTAAGTAGTATTATTGTCATTTCCCCAAACAGCAGTGCCGTCAGAAGCCCAACGAAGAATCTGACCGCTCGAACCACCAGCAGGAATATGTTTGTTACCAGCAGTGGTAGGATGCGTATAAACTGTATTAGCCGACGAAATTGTGATGCTGTCACCAGTAGAATCAGGAGTAATTGTTACATTATTACCAGCTACAAGAGTAAGAGTATCAGTCTTCGAATCAGCAGAAATAGTCGTTGAACCAACTACCACATTACTAAAAGCATTCTGGTTGGGTTCTGCATTAGAGGGCGCATGTGCAGAGTCTGCGTGAGTTTTTGCCGCATTCCAATTGGTTCTCTCTGTGCTTGTAATATGAGCAGTTGTATTACCAGTATGAGAACTTAAATCCGAAGCGTTAGCCTTAATCGCAACTGCTTCGTTTAATGTGTCGATTTCAGCATCTGTATATGCTTTTGCGGAAACGAGAGCGCTATTTGCAGCACCTTTAGACTCAGCATCAGTAATGCCATAACCCGCAAGAGTAGTAGGATTGGTACCAGCAGTGATATGACCCTGAGCATTTACTGTTACACTCTTATATGTTCCAGCAGTAATACCAGAATTAGGATGAGTGTAATTGTTCGCATTAGCAGCAATACCACTTAATTTAGTTCTTTCAGCAGCAGTAAAATGAATATCAGCGTTATCAATGTGCTCTGCTAAATCTTCACTTACTACATCTAAATTAGCTTGAACTGCATTAGCCTTTGCTTCGGCGGTGCCTAATGCATCATAAGAAGAATCGTGATTATGAGAGGAATTAGATTTTGCAGAAAGAAGAGAATCTACTTCTGTTTCAGTATAATAAACATCATTATGATTATGATTGTTGTTAGCCTTAGTGCTTACTGCCTCGTCAACATAAGCCTCAGTAGCAAGACCAGAAATCGAGGGAATAGAGGGTTTGTCGGTTAAATCATTATAACTACCACTAAAATTAGACTTTGCATTCCAAGTCGCTTTTTCGGTATCTGTTACAAGTCTATGAGCAGAATCTGTAGTTAAATCAGAAAGAGCGGAGGGAATGTCAATTGCACTAATCTGTGTATCTACATAAGTTTCAGTAGCCAATCCGTCAATTGAAGGAATGTTAGGCTTATTG